TACGGCCTTCGTCTCACAGAGGATGATCAAATCCTTAATGGTGACGGAACTGGAACCAACCTCACGGGTATCACCCAAACATCCGGTATCAGCACCCAGGCCATGGGTTCGGACACACGCATCGACGCGATGCGTAAAGCGATCACAAAGATTGCTCTCGCTTACTACGAGGCAACTGGCGTGATTATGCACCCGAACGACATGGAACAGGTCGAATTGGAAAAAGATGGGCAAAACCGTCACATGATGGCTGCATCAGTCGCATTGGGCTCCGAAGCACGTATTTGGAGACTCCCAGTTGTCGAAACAGCAGCAATCACTGCCGGTACCGCTCTTATCGGTTCCTTCGGCATTGGTGCTTCTCTCTATGACCGCATGGAGGGCAACATCCGGGTATCAGAAAACCACAGTGACTTCTTCGTAAGAAATGCAATTGCAATTCTTGCCGAAGAGCGCATCGCTCTTGCAGTGAAGCGCCCAGAGTCATTCTGTACTGTGACCGGCATCTAGCCTGCACCCACAGCCAGTCCCTAGCAATGGGGGCTACTAAGAAGACCGGGCTTCGGCCCGGTCTTCTTTAGTTTCTGATACGTTTAAAGATTATGGAAACTAAAGACACTAAAGAATCACGAAAGACAGTTGTTCTTGATCGTGACCTTTTTGAAACATCTGAATATGGATCAAAGGTTCTTGTAGCCCGCAAAGGCGAACGAGTCGATCCCGAATTTGCCCGCAAGCATGGCGTATTGCCTATTGAATCTGCGGGTATGCCTGACTTAGAGGCCAAGGTGGTGCGCCCTGTTGAACATCAACAGATGAACGCAGCCTCACATAAGCGACTTTTCTGAGTCTTCTTTAGCGGCTTTTTCCGCTTTGTTAATCCAATATTGGAATTGCACATAATGAATTGCTGTAATTAAAAGCAATGCAAATGCTGCAATCCCTATAGAGAGGAAGATAATGATGCCCATATCAGGAGTCTATCTTTGAAACGAGGGGGCCCTCTACGGCGTAACACTCCGCTGAAGAGAAATAAACCACTTAACTGGGCCAGCGCTAGGCGTAAGGCTGAGTTGTCATCACGCAAAAAAGTGAGAGAAGAAGTTCTCGAGCGAGATGCGTACAAATGTGTTGCTAAACATCTAGTTACCGAGGTAGAGTGTTGGGGTCCTCTAGATGTAGATGAAATTATCGGTAGGGGACGTGGTGGGGATTGGTTAGATCCTGACAACTGCCAGGTTCTTTGCAGAGCCCATCACGATTGGAAACACTTAAATCCGGCTGATGCCACAAGCCTCGGCCTTACAGCAAGACTTAAACCTAAGAGGGGGTTGTTTGATCCATGAAAGAAATATTTAGAGGATTTTCGTTCCGTTTGGTTGCATTAGTAACTATTTCTATAGTTGTAGCCGCAATGTATGAAAGGGTTAACCCTGACAAAAGCGTGGCAATAGCAGACAGTTATTTTTCAGAATCGTTTAGAGGTTATTACGGAGGCGGATACGTTCCAGCAACTCCCGTAGAATTACCCGAAGAAATCGTTTTTGAAACTGTGCAACCTGAGCCACAACCTGTTCCTGAACCTGAGCCGGAACCTGAGCCAGAGCCTGCGCCAGAGCCAGAGCCAGATCCTCAACCCAAAACAGTTTTTAAAACAGAAATAGAGTCTGTTGAATTTGAAGAGCCTTTTCCTGAGAACTTAACTAAAAAATATTTTCAAATGGAGAAAGGCCCTCATATTGTCCAACTCCAAATGGATTTAGGAATGCGTTGGGTAGATGGGGTTTATGGTCCTATGACACGGAAAGCGCATGTTGCCGCTATTGGTGGAGATGAGAAAGCCACTCGAATGTGGATGAACGACCGGCAATGGCAATGGATGATCGACAACCCAGAAAAAGAAGCGGCTATGGATAAGAACCTGCATTATGAAGATCCGCCGACTTTAGAACAATACGTTCACTGGTATTTCTTAGAAGAAGATTGGGAATGGGCTTTGGCTGTTGCAGCCTGTGAAAGTAGCGCTAAACCAACAGACACATACAACACGGCTGTATCTTGGGCGCATGCCAAAGGAGCCTTCCAACACTTACACAAGTACTGGGATCTTCGCCGCTCTCTTGCCGGGTTTGAAGGTTTCGATATCTTCGATTTGGAAGCAAACACAGGCGTTGCCAGTTGGCTCTTTTATACATCAGGCCCACAGCATTGGAACCCTTCTAAACACTGTTGGTCAAAAAAAGTCCAAACTTACTAATTATTAAGTAAGAGCGCGTACAAAGGTACGTTATAAGGCTTTCCATTAGCCGGGATACACAAAAAAGTCATGCCAAAATAGAAGGATGGCTTGGGGCGATGATTACTCAATGCCCAGAGTCGAATCGGCTGGCTGGGATAACTCTGATCGCATACTCGCAATCGAGCGACCCCAATACCAGAAAGACGCTTCTTGCAGAACTTGCGATGATGCATCTATATTTTTCCCTTCACCAGGAGACACTGAATCTTTAAAAGCGGCAAAGGCTATGTGTTCTACATGCCCAGTCGTAGATGCCTGTCTTAAATATGCTTTAGAAAACAATGAACGCTATGGAATTTGGGGCGGCAAAAGCACACGTGAGCGTTTATTGATTCTCAGAGCCAAAAGAATATTGGAGTCAGGCGAAGCCTAATCGACTAAGTGCCCAAGAAAGCGTAGGCTAGCAGCATGGCCATCATCACTTATCAAGATCTTGCCACATACATGAACAAAACGTTCAGTAGTGGAGAGCAAGCAGCGGCCAACTCTATGATTGGCGCATTAGAGCGTGAATTGTCAGGGATACTAAACCGTTCGCTTACCGGTACTACCATTACTGATGAAGCCCACTTACTGCAACGCAACCAACATCAAATATTTTTAAAAGAATATCCGGTTATTACCGTGACTGCTTTAAAGATTGGAGATCTAGGTTCTGAAGTCACTCAGACACTTAGCGATTTCGATATTTACACTTGGGGGATTGATGGCATATTTGCCACTACCCAAGGAACAAGTGCTTTAGTTACTTACACGGCAGGCATGAATGCGTCCGAACAACAACAGTTGGAAGCATTGATGCTCCGTGTAACAGCACGAGAAATGTCACAAATCCTTGCTGATGCTCAAGGGCTTCAACGCCTTAAAGCAGAAGGCGTAGATATGACTTTTGCGAATAACGGTGCGTCGGGATTCTCAGATGATGATCTTCGCTGGGTACGGAGGTACAGGCGCAGAGGGGTGTACTAATGCGTGGGGCATCTCACACTCTTACAGTAAGAAGTAAAACATCTCCTTCAGTAAACACTGAAGGGCAAGTCTCATATACAGACAGTGACACAACCGTTAGAGGTCGTGTCATGGTTCGTAATGTTGAAGATTTAGGACTTGATGGGCAAGCCTCGAGCCAAGCAGAAGCCATAGCGTGGCTTCCAGTTACCACAACAATCACTGACGCAGATCAAATTGTTGTTTCTGGATTGAACTCTCTTTTAAATGGCACTTACGACATCACTGGTATTCAACACACGCCTTCTCATTACAGAGTCTTTTTGTTAGGGGCACGAACATGAGTAGCAGTATTCAAATCGCCACTGGGCTTCCTGCTGGATCAAAGAATCTTGGCGAAGCAATTATTGCTAATGCTGTTCGTGTTTACAACGGCGGTGGGATTGCTTTAAAAAATGCTGGCGTTCATATTGGACAAAAATATAAAACACACATTCAAGTTCAGTACAGCCAAGCAGGCACTGGTAAAGAATACGTTCACCCAACTGTGGGAAAAACACGAGCATCAATTCCTCCTAACCCTCCGGCTATGCAGGCAGGGGAACTTAGAGACAGTGTTGAATTTGCTGTTGCCCGCCGCCCTGGTCGAAGCGTTTTAACTGGTAAATTTGTTCAAGGGTTTGGCAAGACTGTTATTTCAGTATTTTCCAGATCAGATTATGCGTTACGTTTAGAAAGGGGCTACATGACACCACAAGGCGCTCAAGTCCCTCCTCGTCCTGTGTGGCGACCTGCACGACGTAATCCTGTGAATCTAAAAATGATTCAACAAATTACTCGCCGATTTTTCTTAGCCGGTGAGCGTATTGAAGCACAGAAACTTAGAACCGCTCTTCCTCAAACAACTCTTGGCCGTGAAACAAGGGCAGGTCGATAATGGCTAGCGTAGGATCGGCAGTACGAACTGTTATAACGTCAGCAAACATTGCAGGCATCAATGGTGTTTTCAGAGATATAGCGCCTGATGCTACGGCTTTGCCTTTTATAACTTTTGTTTCTGACTTAGGTCGAGCCCCAGTTCTTTCCGGTGATGGCAGTGTTCTTGCACGCACCCAAGAAATGCAAGTTGATTTATGGCAGTCTCACGAATCCGAAAATGTCACACTTATCGAGTCGCTTCTAGCGGCTCTTGATTCGGCCACACTGACAGGAGCAGACAAAACAATTTTCAATTGCAGAGTCATAGATATTGCTCGTGACGTTCAAGCCGATATTGACATCTGTCATCATTCCTTATCCCTCGACGTAACACACACTAACTAATGGCTTTTACAACGATCACCGTAACTGGTACTTACAAGCAGTCAGATGGAACAACTGCGGCAAGTGGGAATGTCACATTCCTCGCTGCCACAACAATGACTGATTCGTCTAATAACCAAATCGTTGCTCCAACTTTGGTTACAGGAACTTTGAATGGGTCTGGAACTTTTAGTGTTTCACTCACCGCTACCAATGATTCAACGACACAACCAACTGGTGTTACTTATGAGGTAACTGAAAATATTGATGGGGCTGGACAAAATAAATACAACATCGAAATTCCGTACAACTCGCCAGGCGCTGCTCTGGATTTGGCAGATGTAACTCCAGCAACAACTCCGATTACTTCTTACAACTATGCAACGCAGGCTTACGTTGCAACTTCGATTGCCGCACAGACGGCCTATACCCACACTCAAGAATCACCCGCTACCACATGGTCAATAACCCACAATCTCGGCTTTAGACCAAGTGTTTTCGTTGTCGATACATCAGATAATGTCTGCTATGGAGACGTCACGTACAACAGTGCAGATGCACTAACGGTTACCTTCGCACAGTCGTTCGGCGGAAAGGCGTATCTTTCTTAGTAGAGAATCGTTTTTTTATAGCCGGTATTGGAGCCTAAATGCCAAAGTATTTGGTCAATCTTGACCTAAATCAAAATCAATTAGTCAAGGCTCGTATAGAAAACTTGGCTAGCGCCCCTGGCAGTCCTGTCACTGGGCAAATGTATTACAACACTTCCCTAAATACCTTGAACTTCTATAACGGAAGTGCATGGATAAATCTCGCTGAAGGCGATATCGAATCTGTCGTTGCAGGTACGGGACTCT